TGGAACTCCCCGGCTTCCCGCGCGTTCAGTGTAATGTCCGCACCGTTGGGCCGCCGTAGCCTAACCTCTCCACCGGCTTCCGCGCTCCATTCGGAAGGCGCTACTTCCGGCAGCGGGGCGGCGGCGGGGCCTGGGGAACCAGGCCGCTGCTGGGCCGGTTGGTTGCCTGGTTGAGCGCCTGGAGTAGCGACCCCTGAGGCCGGCTGCTCTTCGGGCTGCTTTTGCGGCGCACTAGCGCCGACGGTCTGTTCTGCATTTGGTTTCTCCTCGATAAAGCTGTCGGGCGTCTGCGCCCGTTCGATGTATGCTTTCCGCACCTGATTGCGGTATTCCGTGCCCGCCGCGTGTACCAGCGGCAGCAGCGTTCCGGCCACCTGGCCCGCCAGGTTCCCCCCGGTGGCGGCCGAGGGGTCCGCCTTGAACCGATCGTAGGATTCCTTGGTCCCCTTCGCCATCTGGGTGCCGTAGTACGCCCCGATGGCGGCCTGCACCGCCGGATGCGCGCCAGGCAGCGCCGCCGTAGCCGCGCCCGCCGGCGTGAACAGGAAATCCGCGATGCCCGGAACGATCTTGCTCGCGTGGTACAGAAACTCGGCCGTCTTGGCCGGCTGCGGCGCCCGCGTTCGCGTCGCTTCCCACGGCTCGCCCAGGAAATTCTCGATGAGATCTTTCGCGGAGTGCCCCGCGCGCTCCCAGATCTCGGTCATGGTCGAGCCGCCCAGCGCCTTGATCGCGTGCGTGGTGGCCACCTGGCCGGCCGTGTCCAGCAGCGACGGCTGCGGAGTTATTGCCGGCGGTCTCGTCGCCGCTTCCGCCAGCGCGCGCGCTACGACGGTCGTGTGATGGTCCGCCACGTCTGGCTGGATCAGGGTCTCGGACGGCCGCAGAAACGCCGGCCGCCGGTCTTGCGGCTGGATGCTATCGCCGCGCGCGGCCAGAGTGTCGGGTGCGGAGGCCTCGGGCGCGGCGTCCGCTACAAAGCTCTTGGGCGTCCCGTCGTCAGGAACGAAGCTGGCAGGTGTGGCCATACCCGGTCACAGCTTTGTCATCGTCTTGGCGTCGAACTCGCCCGCGTCGACGGTTCCCGTGCGCCCGTCCGGCAGCTTCACCCGCACACGACCGCCGCCGCCCGCGGTTCCCCTTCCACCGCCCGCGGCCGCCGTCGCCGCTTTCGCCGGCGCCGCCTCAGGCTGGCTCGCGTAGTCCACGTGCTCCACCGGCTTGCCGTACTCCGTAAGCGCCTGCTCGTAAGCGTCCTGCGCGTCCTGCTTGCCCTTCAGCAGCGCGTCTCCCGCCGCCTTGGCCGCGTCCGGATCGGTGTAGCCGCCCACCGTCGCGTCTTTCATGGCCTTCTTGTACGCCACTTCCGCGCGCACCAGGCCCGCCCGTTTCTTCCCCTCGACCGCGTTCAACTGGGCTGGCGTGGCTTGTTTCTCCGGCTTCGCCGCGTCCGGATCTTTCCGCTTCGGCCCCAACGCCGCGTTCCCTTCGAGCGCCGCCCACGTGTTCCCATCCCACTTCTGCGGCACGCCGTCCGCGCCGATCCGCGTCACGTTCACGCGCCCCGCGTCATCCGTGAAATGGTTGTAGGTGTACTTCGGCGTCTTGTCGTCGTGAGTCACGCCATCGGGCAGAGTCAGTGCCGTGACTTTACCCGTCCGGTGATCGATCGACACCGGCGCCGAGAAGTGCTCGGTGTCCACGGTCGGCGCGGTTGGCTCCTTCGCCGCCGCTTCCGTGTGCAGCCTATCCGCCAGCAGGTCCGACTTCGGGGGCATATAATACCGCTGATAGCCGCCCGGCGGCGTGATGAGCCGCCCCGGATCGGGCGGCGTGTTCACTCCGAACTCGCCGGTATCGGTGACGTTGCCCCCCGCGTCCATGCGCGCCCGCGGCGTCCCCCGGTCCTGATTGACGTTCCCGCCGTTGTAAGGCTCGGCGCCCTGGTCGAGCATTGTGCGCAAGTCCGTGAAGCCCTGCCGCTGCTGAGCCTGCTTTTGCTGTGCCGTCTGGTCCGGCCGGTACAGTTGCTTGCCGATGGTCGGCAGAGTCACCATGTTGGCCGGCGGCGGCGTGTAGTCGCGCGTCTTGAGTTTGCCCGGCTCGCCCTGCACGTTGCTCGACGGCTCGTAGACCTGCCAGCCCTCATTCACCAGCCGCGCCATGTCGAGCTGCTCCGCCATGGACTGCTTGTCTTTCTGCGCCTGGACTTGCTGCTGCTGCTGCGCCGCCGACCGCAGCGACCTGGCCAATTGCATGGCCCCGCTGGCCGCGCTCGACGCCGCCCCCAACGCGGGGTTCTCCGGCGACATCATGGGTGCGAATTGCGCCATGCTAACCCAGCCCCAGCAGTTTCGAGAAGTCCGCCGAAGCCCCGGCGCCGAAGCCCCACTGCGACCCGCTTCCCGAGGTCGTCCCGCTCGAATTCGACCCCGGCGTGTTGAATGCCGCGTTTAGCGCATCCGACAGGTACGTGGTATTGAGGTTAAGCTGCTGGCCCGCGGCGTTGCTTGCGTTTCCCGCCAGCGCGCCCTGTCTTCCCAGTTCGGTTTGCAGCGCCGCCTGCCCCGTCTTTCCGCTTTGTCCGAACCCGCGCGCCGCCAGAAATTTGTTCATCCGGTCGCCGATCCCCGAGTAGCCCTTGTTGATTTGGTCCGCGCTGGCCGTCTCCGTCGCCTGCACGTTGGGCGAGATCCCCCCCGACGCCACCGAGGGCAGCAGCGTGCTCATCACTCCCGATAGCATCGACTGGAGTTGCGTCTGCCACGGGCTGAACGTCGGCGTGTTGCTGGCGTTGGCCGTGCTCGAAGTGCTCGTCCCGCCCGTCGACCCGCCGATCCCTAATCCCACCGAATTCCTCCTTGGTCAGTCCCACCGCTACCGCGTTCACCGGCCGCCCGCCCCGCAACGTCTGATGGCGCAACACGCCTTCGACCGTCCCGTACCGCGCCGCCCCGCGAACGGCAAGGCGGTTGTACTCCGGGATGAGCGCCAGAATCTTGATAACCGGCGTGCTCTCGAACATCCGCCCGCACGCCCGCAGGATGGCGTCCGCCGTGGTCGCGAGTCCCCACAGCCGGCGCGCGAACAGCACGTGCAGGACAGCTACTACCTCGCTCGCTGGCTCGAATACGATTACCCCCCCGAGTTGCCCGTCCTTCAGCACTCCGAACGTCCGGGCCGCCCCGAATCGCCTACTGTATGATTCGACAAATTCCGCGGCCGTCTTGGGCGTGAAGTCGTCGGCCACCTGCGCGCGCGCGCTGTCGAGCCACGCCCAGGCGAGCGGCCAGTACATCTCCGGGAACGGTTCAACGAGATCGATCATAGCTTGTAGAATCGCACCACGAGCAGTTTCGCCTCACGATCGCGCCGCTGCCAGGCCAGATGTACTCCGCGACGCACGGTGCCGCCGATGTTGTACCTCCATAACGCCAGCACTCCCCGCCGTGAGCCAAGATGGCAAGCCAGTCGGAAGATATCCCGATCAGTGTCGCCCATGGCCACGCTGTACTCAGCTGGTGCCGGCCGCCACAAAAACCTCAGCCTAAACAACCCGGTGGGCCACAGGCCTCCGAGAAACCCACATCCTGGCTCCAGCGAGAGGGTATGATGGGGGCGGTTAAAGACGTGCATCGAATTGGGTCCCCTTTGCTTCGACAAATTCCCCGGCCGTCTTGGGCGTGAAGTCGTCCGCCACCTGGCCGCGCGCCGCGTCCAGCCACGCCCAGGCCAGCGGCCAATACATCTCGGGAAACGGTTCGATCAGTTCGACGGATATAGGGTATCTCCTTTGCAGAGACATTCGCCAGTTACACCAAATCGGGCTGGAGCTTGGTCATGCCGCTTGACTTCGTCGGCGATTTCGCCGATACTCCCTGGTATGGACTACCCTGGCGGAAAATCCGGTCCCGGCGTCTACCACCGGCTGATAAACCTCATGCCGCCCCACCACACCTACATCGAGCCTTTCCTGGGCGGGGGCGCCGTCATGCGCCTGAAGCGCCCCGCCCCCTACAACATCGGCGTGGACCTCGACGCCGGTGTAATCGCCGATTGGCGATCGCGCATCGGCGAAAACGCTCTCGCGGTCCGCGACGGCGAAAAAGCCGATTCCGCCGGCGACATCGGCAGACCTGCCGCGCCTCGAGGCCCGTCGAATCCGCCGACCTCGGCCGCAGCAGGCGGATCCGACGACGGGGTCCCCGCCGATCTTCGCCGGCGCCGCTCGGTCGATCCGCCGACCGGTGATGGTGAGCCTCCGCGCTTCCGCTTCCTCCGCGGCGACGCCCTCACCTTCTTACAGTCCTATCCCTTCGCTCCCGACGACTTGATCTACTGCGATCCGCCCTACCTGCTGGAAACCCTCGCGAGCCGCCCGCGCTACCGGCATAACTTCAGCGACGAGCAACACGCCGAGTTGCTGGCCAGCATCGGCGATCTGCCCTGCCGCGTGATGATCTCCGGCTACTGGTCGGAGATGTACGCCGACGTCTTGCGTCGGTGGAACTCCATCCACTTCGAAGCCATGACTCGCGGCGGGATGGCCACCGAATGGCTCTGGTTCAACTTCGATCCCCCCGTCGCCCTGCACGACTATCGCTACTTGGGCGAGACCGCGCACCAGCGGCAGGATCTGAAGCGCCAGATCGCAAGTTGGACGGGCAAACTCGAACGCATGCCCGCGTTGAAAAAGCAGGCCCTGCTCGCGGCAATTGGGTCCACCATCGGCGAAAATGACGCCGGGATCCACGGTTAAAACCTCACCATCACCGTCAGGTCCGCCCCCGGAAACGTCGTCCCCACCGGCGTGCTCCCCGCCAGCACCTTCAGCGTAAGCGTTGCGCCCAGCGCCGCCGGGACTACGGTCCCAGCCAGAGCGCCTCGATGCTAGTCGCGCCCGCCGCGAAGCTGCCTCCGGTCCCCCCGTTTTTCTTGGCTTGCAACGTCACAACGTCGTTCGCGGTCGCGGTGTAAGACCACTGCTGAGTGACCATGGCTCGAAGACCGATCACCACCGGCGAGCCCGTCACTCCGGTTCCGGCAACAACGATGACCAGAGGGGCCAGGAGCGTAATGGCGTTAGCTGGCCCCTGCACTACCTCGTTGCCAGAAGGCCCGGCTATCAGTTGCCCGAAGGCTGCCCAAGTGGCGTCGTTGGCGCCGCTGCCGAGCATGTCGAAACAACCTCTGATCAGGTACCGGCCCGCGCGCGCCAAGGTCAAGGTCGCCCCCGGTATACTGTCGTAGGCAGTGGTGAGGGTGTAATTCCCGCTGGCATACGCCACCGCCCCCGCGGCTCCGATGCCCACCCAGGCGCCGTTTTGCTTCTGGAAGATGGCGCCCTGATCGGTTTCCACGAACAGGGCACCATCCCCATAGTCGGAGATCGGCCGTTGCAGCCGCGTATTTCGCGTACCGTAGGCGATCGCGGCGCTGGTTGACCCGGCTGGTGCGCCGCCGCCCAGCGCCAGGTTGATGCGCCGGATACGGTCATTCATAACCGCGACCAGGTCGCGGCCCTCCACACCCGGCGGAATCTGCGGAATCTGGTCGCTCACGCTCCGGTCACCTCGAACGGCACGTCCACCCACGTCCAGGTTTCCGGCGTTTCCTCCACGCTCAACACTTTCGCCCAGAACCATTGCGGTTCGGTGGGATTCACCGGGCACGGCGCCCATTGCCATTCCGGCTTGGTCGGCTCTACCGGCAGGTCCGCCCAACTGAATTCAGCCGGCGTTTTCGGAATCGGCAGATCGCTCCACGCGAACTCGCTGGGCGTCTTGGCCACCGGCAGGTCCGCCCATGTAAACTCCGCGGCCGTCGCCGGCATCGGCAGATCGCTCCATGCCGGGAGCGCATCGCTCGATTCCAGAGGGTACTCGTCCCAGTCCCAGCGCGCGTCCGCCCGGTTGACTTCCCGGCTCCAGGTGCGCAGGCGAAAGACCCGCGCCGCCGCCGCGCTCGCCATTGAGATGCGCAGCAGGCTTCCGCGTATCCCGGGCGGCAGCGGCAGCCGGAACACTTTGCGGCCGTTGGGTGTCGAGATCGTCGTCGTCCACACTTCGGAGAGCGCGCCGCCCTGCGTAGTGTAGAGCGCGATGGCGAGCTCGCCATCGGCCGCCACGTCGATCTCGACTTTCTTGTGTACCTTCACCCGCCCGCTTTGGAAGTCGAACTCCAGAGTGTTGAGGCCGTCCTGCAACCCGGAGGGCGGCGTGGCCGCCAGGTACCGGCCGATCCGGCAGCTCCGGACCTGCGCCCGGTACAGCCGGAAGCCGTAGGCGCTGGACACCACCGCGCGGATCGAGCGCCCTTCCACCGAGAATGCCGCGTTTGCTCCCGCTGGCAGCGGCGCGGTGGCCCAGTGCCGGGAAGTAGGGCCGGCCGTCAGAGCCACCCTCAAGCGGTTTCTCATCGATTCGCCCGGCAGATCGGTGTAGACGTCCACGACGGCGGCGCCGTCCGAATCCATCTCGAACCGCAGTTGGTCGAAATACTTGTCGTTCGGATTGCCCAGATCCTGGGCCATTGAATCCCACACCGCCCCGCGGGCGGCTTCGTAGCTTTCGGCGTACACTCCGATGGCCCGGAAGTGAATGCGCGCGCCGTAGAGCGCAAACGCCGCCGCGCTCGATATCGTGACCCGCACCAGGCGCCCGTAAAGATAGTTGTCCGGCACACCGCCCTGCGGCAGCGGGATCTGAACCGTCGTGCGCCCGGAGGTCGCCGCCTGCACCTTCACCGCGCGCTCGGCCATGGCGTTGCCTGGCAGATCGGTGTACAGGGTCACCGTGTAGGCCCCCGTCGCGCTGATCTCCAGCTCGAGCTCGCGCAGTTGCTTCACCGCTTGCGTGCCCAGATCCTGCTCGCTCGAATCCCACACCGCCCCGCCGGCCGCTTCGTACGCCTCGATGTAGCAGCCCAGGGCTCGCGCCCGGACCCGGCCGCCGTAGAGCTGAAAGGCGTTCTCACTGCCGACCACGATCCGGAGCAGGCGCCCGTAAAGATAGTTGTCCGGCACACCGCCCTGCGGCAGCGCGATCTGAACCGTCGTGCGGCCGGAGGTCGCCGCCTGCGTCTTCACCGCGCGCTCGGCCATGGCGTTGCCTGGCAGATCGGTGTACAGGGTCACCGTGTAGGCCCCCGTCGCGCTGATCTCCAGCTCGAGCTCGCGCAGTTGCTTCACCGCTTGCGTGCCCAGATCCTGCTCGCTCGAATCCCACACCGCCCCGCCGGCCGCTTCGTACGCCTCCACGTAGCAGCCGACTGCGCGAAGATGGACGCGCGCGCCGTAGAGTTTGATGGTCGCCGCGCTGGTAATCGTGGCCCGCAGCAGCCGCCCCAGCGTGTATGCGTCCGGCACCGACCCCTGGGGCAGCGGCACCATGACTTTTGTGCGGCCGGCCGTTGCCGGGCCCTGGTAGGTGACCCGCGATGCCATCGCATTGTCCGGCAGGTCCGTGTACGCCGTGAGAGTGAACGCGCCATAGGCCCAGAGGTCCAGTTCCAGCTCGCGAATCTGCTTCACTGCCGGCGTCCCCAGATCCAGATCCGTCGAGTCCCACAGCGCGCCCTGAATGGTTTCGCTGGCATCCAGGAAACACCCGAACGGCCGTACCCGCATCCGCGCGCCGTACAACCGCAACGCGTCGGTGCCGCTCAGGATCAGCCGCAGCAGACGCCCCTCGATGAACTGCTCCGCCGCCGCGCTCACAGTGAGCGGCAGCATTACCTTTTGCCGCCCATTGGTGGCGATGCCCTTTGTCACCCGGTTGGCCAGCGCTCCCGGCTGCTCCACCCCGCCCACCCAGGCGATGTCGCTCAGCACCTCCGCCACTACCTTGGATACGGCGAAAGGCGGCGGAGTGTACGCGGGCACCGTCTCGATGTCCAGTTCCAGCTCGCGGCACTCCTTTACCGCCGGCGTGCCAAAGTCGAGCTCACGGGAATCGTACACCGCGCCGCCCCGGCCCTCTTCGGCTTCGATGTAGACGCCCACCGCTAGAATCTCGAGCGCGGCTCCGTAGAGGATGAACTTCGAGATCCCCGAGAGCAGCAGCCGGAACATGCGCCCTTCAATCGGCGCGTCGGTTCCTCCGGGTAGCGGAATACGCACAAACCGGCGCCCGTTGGCCGTAATTACAGACTTGACGAATCGCACGGCCTGCGCGTTACCTGGCAGGTCCGACCACAGCGCCACGTTCACCGCGCTACCGAACGTGTCCATCTCCAGGCTGATTTCGCGCACGCGCTTGATAGGCATGGCCGCCAGCGCGATCTGATAGAGGCGCGGCACTTTGGTGATGCCCGATTCGAAGCTCTGCTCCATCGAGTCCCACACAAACCCCGCTGCGGCTTCGTACGCCTCCACGTACACGCCCACTACCCGCATCAGGAGTCGCGCGGCATACAGCCGGAAAGTTTCGCTGGCACGCAACGCCACGCGCCAGAGATAGCCCTCGGTGACGGCGAACGGGAACTTCATAATCGCCCGGCCGGTGCCCTGCGCCACCGTTGGCGTCTGCCGCACGGCGAGTTGGTTGTCCGGCAGATCGGAGTAGATGTTGACATCGACCGGGCCGTTGGAGGGGTCGATGTCGAGTTGCAGCTCCTTGCACTGCTTGACCTTGCCCACCCCCAGATCGGTGGGCAGCGTGCTGGCCGCCAGCGCCAGGCGGGCCTCCTCGTAGTAGTACAGGTAGACGTTGTGCAGAATCAGCCGATTGGCCGCGGGCGCGCTGATCATTACCGAGATATTCTTGGCCTTCACGCCATCGGTACCCAGCCGGAAACTGGTTTGCTGGCGGACTGTCCCGGTGATCGTTCCGATGCTCGCCAGCGCGGTAGTGCCGTTGTCGTAACCCACACTCACCGTCGCGGTGTCGCCCGCGAATTCGTAATCGATGACTATCTCCAGCCAGTTTTTCTGATTGTCGGGCAGCCCCGCGTCCTCGTAGTGCGACTGGTACGTGCAGCCGATCCAATCGAGGCTTCCGGCGTCCACCGTCGTCGCCCCGCGGAAATCGTCGAGGTTCAGGCCGATCGCGGCGCTGGCGATCGATCGGGTGAGGCCCACCATCTCGACGCCGTCGAACACGAAGCCGTAGAACCCGTTGGAGAGTGTGCTCGTCGAGCGGTGGTAGAACCAGCGGCCGCTCTCCTCGTGGTACACCAGCAGACAGCGCGAGGTGAACTGGCTCACGGCTTCCTGATAGGTGATGTAGAGCTTTCCCATGGCGTAGCCCAGCGCCAAGTCGTAAGGGAACACCGCGCCCGGCAGGATGCTTCCCGGCTGCGTCAGCGCCCCCTTGACCAAGCCCGCCTGGAAGAGCGGCCGGACGGGGCCGGTAATGTCTTCGAACCGGTCGAGATTGAAGCGGTAGAGCCCGTTCGACCCCACGAAGTAATCCACCGCGCCGGCGCCCACCACCGCGGAAGCTCCCGATAATCCAATGGTGTCGTTCACCATTTGGAGGTAACCCGTATCGGGGTCGCCGACCAGCATCCAGATGGAGTGCTCCTTGTAGATGATGAGCGTGTTGCTATGGACCGTGCACCAGATAATGGCTTCGCCCTCGGCGCCGACATCCACCCAGTTGCCGATCGCCGGATCTCCCGAGCCGGGCCAATATTGGGGCAAGTCCGGTTCGGTGTAGAACAGCCGGTTGGGATTGGCAACCGTAGCCCAGGCGAACAGCCGGCTGAAGTGCGGCCCAGCCATTCCCGAGCAGGCTGGCGGCGGATCGTTCGTGGTCGGCATGACCGTGCCGCCGTTGGTCACCGAGAGATCACAAAACGACAGCGTCCAGCTTGTGGTGGCGTTGTCGGGCACGGTTCCCACCAGATACGCCTGTTCGAGCGTTCCGCCGATGGCGTAGAGATTCCGCTTGGTTACCCGCGAATCCGAGCTGATGGGAATGTTGGTCAGGGTGACCGATTGGCTGGCCAGCAGGACCGGATTTGATACCGGACTGCCGTTCGACTCTAAGGTCTCGTCCGCGCTTTCGAAGGTCACATAGAATGTGTAGGTCCCGTTGGGCAGTGAGGTCACCGACCCGGTGGCCAGGCTGGTATTGGCGTTGGAGTCTGAGCCGCTGACTTGAATCAGGGTATTGGCGGGGATCGGCGTAATGACGACGGTGCTGCCCCCGGCGCCGTAACTGACCGAGGCGTTGGGGTCCGCGTTGGCGAACCAGGCGATCAACTGCGCCACCTGCGCCGAGGAGTACCCGATGTCGGGAAACTGGTAGACGACGCCCGCGATGCTCAGGTAGTGGATGTACCCATAGCTTTGCGCTGAATAGGTGTAGGTGACCGACGCCGACGCCGTGGGTGTCGAGGCCGCCGTGGCCGTAGGCGAGCCGCCGGGCGCCGCCAAGTTCCAGCTTTGGGAGGTCGCCCCGGCGCCCAGGCTGGCAATGTGCCGCCCCTGCTTGGCGCGGTTCATGAACCACACCCACCCGTTCATGCCGGCGAAGCCCACGCGGGCGCCATCGAGTCCGGTGGCGATCGCAGACGCGTTGAAGTTCCAATACACCGCCGAGCCGGCGCCCACATAGTAGTCGCCGTTGATACCGCCGTGCACAAAAGCGGAGTGCGCCACCCCGGCGCCGGCGATCGAGAATTTCTGCGGGTACCCGAAACGCGACACCAGCGACCCCACCCGGTCCACGCGCCAGTTCTGTGCCAGTAGGTAATCCGTCTTGGGAATCTTGTCGCCCGGCGGATTCAGGTTGAACGATCCGCCGAGAATTTGAAGCTCTTTACGCTGGTAGCCCACTACTGCGGAATTCGCCAGTTATACTGGGCAGAGGTGTGTAGTGCATTGTGGAAGCTGCAAACACTGGGTGACGTTGACCCAGGCCGACGATTTGCCGGAGTTCGAGTTCGGACTTCGGGGCCTGCATGGCCCGTTCGGTCCGGAGGCAGCCAAGTACCGCGTCTGTTTGCCAACCGTCTTCGCCACTGACGAGCACAAAACCGCCCTCGGCATGGCCCAAGCGCGCGACGGATCGGGCTTTCTAGCAGCCCTGTTCACCCGGCCGGAGTTCGGATGTGTGCAGTTCGAACCGCTCATTGCCCCTGCCCCCACAGATGCTCGATGATCCGCTCGTACAGCTCCATCCGCTCGCGGAAGTGCGCCGCCATCTCCGGCAGCGCGTAGTCGCTCTCTTTACCCCGAGCGCCGGCCAGCATCGCGTAGGTGAGATAGTCCTGTAGCACGCTCGGCAGCGTAGCCACCTGCGGGGCCCCGGCCGATACCGTTCCCGGGAACTCCTGGCAGATCTGATTCAGCGTCCCGCTGTTCAGCGGAATCGGGTAGACCGTCACCGTTCCCACCGAGCCGGCATCGAGCGAGTAGCGGCGCGCCTCGCCCGTGGTCGTCGCCCAGGTCTCATCCAGCGCGAACAGGGATCCCACGGGTGTAGCCCGCAAGGCTTGATTGCTCCCGCCCACTCCCGCCTGCGGCGCCACCCACGCGAAAATCGTGAAGACGTGGGAAGCCGGCAGGACGTAAACCGCGGTCCCCGCCGCTACCGCCACGGAAGTGTCCAGCCCCACGAAGATGCCCGCCTGATACGACAGATGTTTCAACGCATCGTCAACAAATTGGTAGAGTTCGGCGCTGGACACCCAGGCCTCGGAAGCCTGCGAGTCGCCCAGGTTCTGGAACCCTAGCCGGAACACCGCGTCCGATAGCGAGCTGGAGACGTCAACCATCGCGCGGTTTTCCCCCGGGCATTACGTTCTTGCGCAACTGCGGCACCTGCGACCGGTCGAACTTATCGAGCTCGATCGGCACCGTGTCGTAACGGCTTCCCAGGTTGCGCGACCGGACGTAGTTGCCGTAGTGCGTGGCCCCGTCGAGGAAGGAGCCGAACAACGCCAGCGCCGCCTCGAATTCCTGCGCCCCCTCACCCTGGCGCAACCGATAGATTCCGTAGTCCACCAGGCGCGGGTGATACTCGTCCGGGAGTTCCGGCACGTCGCCATCGTTTACTACGAGCACCGGCGCTCGCGCATACGTAACCGCCAGGGGCGTCGCGGCGCTCGGCTGGGGATACAACGCCACCAGGTCCACTCCGCGGCTCGCATACCGCTTGGGAGCGCCAAGGGACATCATCCATTGGCTATCGAGGGCGGCTAGATCCTCCAACCGCGCCGGACGCACTTTGGCGCCGGCCGTTGTCGTGATCCGAAGCGGGCAAATCCAGTCCGGGAAAACTGTCAGCATCCGAAAAATGGTATTCTGCGCGCCCGGCGCAAACCCCGGGACGGTCCACGTCTGGGTAATCTCCAGCCCCAGGGTCAGCAGACAGAAGAAGCGCTGCGCCTCGTTAACTGCCGCAATGATCTCCGCCTTGGGGTAGGATACGAAGCCCGTCTGCCCTTCATTCAGTCTCTGGGAGACCAGCCCGTACATCGTGGCCAGGTTCATGGATAAATCCGGCGCAATCCCCGCGATGCCCTCGCCATCCGATGCCGCGTAAACCGATTCGCCATCCGAAGCGCCACTCTCGGGCGTCGTTCGCAATGCTCCACGCGCAGCAGCTTGGCGAGTTCCTCCTGGTACTTAGCCTCCTGAGCCTTGGCGACCATCAGGTGCGCGCCGCACGCCGCGGCGTCGCCCCCCCGGGCCGCTTCGTTGGCCAGGTGAGCCGCGATGTCCGCCCGGCACCCATAGAGCAACACCGTGTCCGACACGAACGGCAGCGGTGAAGATCCCGTAGCCGACCCGTCGAAACCCGCGGCCGCGCGCAAGTAGGCCAGCAGGTAGCCACGCGCCATCAGTGGAGGCGGGTAAAACTCGATCTGCTTGAGCACCGGCGGATTCGCTTCGTCCGAATCGTCGTAGGCCGCGTACACTCTGGGATCGTCCACCAGCGTGCGCAGTCCCGCGCTCGCGTCCAATTGGTCTTTCGAGAATTTCTCGAGCGGCAGCCCCACGACCGGGTCGAGCACCGTCGAGATCGAGCGTACGTCCGCCGGCAGCGCGTACACGTTCTGCATCAGCACATACGCCGCGCCCGTGTAGACCGTCCCCGCCGCCGCGCCGCTGTTGCCCTCGTAAGGCCGGTCGAGTGTCAGCAAATTGGCCGTCGTCCCCGGTATCACCGTATAGATCGCGGTGTCGCCGGGCCGGTAAAAGCGCATCCCCACCGTGGCCGCGCCGAACGCGGTGCCGGATCCGGCCACGTCGGCCGAGCCCACTCTGAGCGTAACCGTGTCGGCTCCGGATTGGTAGCCCGCGGTGGTTTGGATGGTGGCGTGGGCCTCCATTCCGCTCCAGTCGGTCGCCTCCAGCACTTGCTCGTACCGCGAGTTGAGGGCGGCGTCGAGCAGGTCGCCACTCACGCCCGGACCGAAAATCTGGAGTTGGAAACGTAGTTGTCCCCAGGTCATCAGAAACCGCTCCCCGAGATCCAGAACAGCGCCCCTTCCATGTACCACTCGTAAACCTTCCCAGCCAGCGCCACGCCGGTGTTGCCGATGGTCGCGCCGGCGGTGAAGGCGTCCGCCACGCCCCCCTCCGCCACGGTGGGCACGCGGAAGTGCCCGCGTGAACCCGAAGGCTGGTAAATCAGTATGCCGGTGATGCTGTTGCTGCCGGCAGGCAAGACCCAGATTGGGTTGAAGGGCACCGTGAGCGTGCTGCCGTTAAGCGTCGCCGCACCCACCACGCTGTCGATGCCTGCGTTGTTCGCAATCGTTCCCGTGATCGAGACCGGGGCCACAATCGGGTAGGTGTTCCCTGTGAGGTTGTTGCCTCCCGCCTGAAGGTCCGTCACAGCGCTGGCAAGATTCAACCCCGCGCTAAACCCCGTGATAGTGTTGCCTGCAAGCGTCAGGGTATCCGTGCTGACGTTGTTGTTCAGCAGAAATCCACTCCCACCAGCACTGCCGCTGGAAACCTGGTTGCCTGTAAACGAGTACAGCCCACCCGGAGAGACGATGCGCCCTACGTCGATTGCGGAGGCCCCTACCCCGCAATCCTGGATGTTCACGCCGGAAACGTTCAGCCTGTAGAGGTTGGTTCCTGGATAGTACTGCCCCACGTCGATGCCGCGCGCCCCGCTGATGCCTTCGCAGTTTATCCACCCTCCGTGGACGTTGATGTTTCTGTAGTACGATCCGCTCAGTGTGGGCGTTCCCGCAAACTCTATCCCAATCAGGGAGCTCGCATTGACCGCGTCCCAGACAAAGCCGTTGATCTCCGCATTGGCAATGTACTGATGACCAGATGGATCGAATAACAGCCCAATCTGCGCACCCGCATGAACGTTATCAAGGCGCAGGCCATCAACACAATCCAGCTGAACGCAGACAGGTAGTTCTGGATTTCCATTTGCTTCACACCCACTATTACTCATGAAAAAAGCACTCTGGCCCGTCGTGCAAGTTGAAGTGAATCCAGCCGCCGCCTTGTCGCCCGCGGAATTGTCGTTATAATAGAACGTCTGATCTAGGATAGTGCCACCACAGCCATCCGAAATGATGCCCTTCCATCCGGTCGTGACGATGACGCGATTTGTCTCAATCTTCGCCGAACCGCTCCCACAATAAATCGAGGCGTAGTGTGCCGTGCTGTCGCGGGCAGCAACTTCCATATCCTCAAACGTCACCCAAGCGGTTCCCATCACAGAAATCATGTGATCGGTAGTGAAGCCCGAAGCCCTCCAGATGCTTGCGTATCTCGTGGCGTTGGCATTCTGGTTGGAGCCACGCAACACAAAATTCCCGTCCGAAATTGTCCACTTCGCGAGAGCCCGAATGGGCGTGGCTATTTCGATGATCGCGCCGGAAAGTCCCAAATCCACCGCATGTTGTGTTGCTTCCGGGCCACCGCCCGCCACGCTCTGGATTGTCCAGCCAGCGCTATGCTCCTTGGCGCACGTGATCGTAAGCGTACCCGTTGTTGCGTGGCCAATAGCCGTGCCCGGACCGGCCGTGAGGATGTGGCAGGCTTCTGGTGTCCCAGTTCCAGCGACCCAAAGAAGATGGGAGTCTGCGGGATCGTTCCAGTTTACGCCCTGCGGAACCGGCGCCAAGGTGATCGTGGTGTTCCCTTCGATCAGCTCCCCTGCGGGCGACTGGGCCGGGAAGTTGTAATCGTCCGGGTTGAGGACAGTCGGCGAAGCGTACTCCAGGGTGGTGTCGTTGCCCTTATTGAACGCGATGCGGAGATGTTGCCCCTGCGCCGTGGGCGTCGGCCAGCCGCTGATGCGGCCGCCGGCCAAAGTGAAGGTGAGCCAGGGCGGATCCACGTAGCTGCTCGTGGACACCAGGCACGTCGGACACGAAAAGGCCCCGGTCCCCGAGTTCAGCGAGATTGGGCTCGTCCCGGAGACCGCCGCGATCGCGTGCGCAGGCGTGAAATATAAATTGCCGTTTTCGGGCACGGCCGCGGTGTCGAGCGTGCGCCAGCTCTTGTCACCGCGCCAAAACTGCGCCGTGGTTCCCGCGGTGATGCTGGGTTCGCGCGCGGCCAGCGCTGCCGCCAGGTCCGTCTGCGCGGCCATCGTCCCGCCGATGGAGCCCCAGACCGAGCTCATCGTAGGAAGCTGCGCCCAATATGCCGTGCCGCCCGGCGCCGGCGCGTGGTTGAAGTTCAGGACCGCGCTGCTTACGTAGGTATAGCCCGCGTAAGTGACCACTTCCTGGCTACTGTACGTGGCGCTGCCGCTCCACGCTCCCGCCCACCGCATCTTGTTGTAGTAGAGCCAGCTCGTTGAGACGGCCGGCGAACTCTGCGATGGAACAATGACCGTCTGGGCCAGTGCCGCGCCCGAAAGAATGACCGCCACCACGGCGGTGCGTATCGCCCCCATGCCGGACTATTCGCCAAAAAGACGCGCGGGATCACAAACTCTTGCGCTTCCCGCGTCCAACGCGCCAGCCTCGTCAGCCTCCGATGCTCCGCGTAAGACCTCGAACTCATCATCTGAGCGTCACCCTGTGCTGAATCCGGGTCTTGACGAGCCAGACATCGTGCGGCCCATACACCACGTACCAATCCAGCGGGAGCGCCGGCCACACCAATGCCCGCTTGGTCGGGTCGGTGTAGCCTGCCACCGCACCACTGGATTGGAATAAGTGAAAGTGCGATCCGTAGGGCAGTCCCGTCAACGGAACGACACCTTGCCCGATGGTGAGAGTTCCCATTAAAATCACCGGGCAACTCCCGGTGACTGCCACGTTGCCGGACACTCCAGCGTCTACGCCTAAAACGATAGTCAGAGTGCCGCCGGTTTCGAGGGTGAAGTCGCCGCCGGTGCAGATCAACTGCCCCGCGTGTGCCGTCGCCGCCAGCAGTAGTGCGATTGCCCATCGAGCCATCAGTTCACGCTTCGGCCAATCCTCACTACAATATACTTCGCGAGGCCGTCCGGTGTCACCATCTGGACGTCCAACGTGCACGGCCCGCTCGCGCATGTGATCCCATCCGCCCCGAACGGGTGCACCAGAGGCGTGCCGCTCACTGCTCCAGCCGCCCAAACCCCGGCGCCGCAGGTCAAGGGCGCCGACAGTATCGATCCGCCCCCGCTTGCCAGCACGTCCACAGTGCTTGATCCAGAGTAGGTCGCGCAGGTCGAATCCTCACAGGCTTTGCAGGCTACCGACGTAACCTTCATGTCCACGCCGATCTGGTTTCCGCAGACCGAGGGCATCGCGTCATCGCTCGGGATGGGAGCCGCCAGCGCGCTGGTGCCTCCGAAGACCACCTCGCAAGCCGTGGGGTTCGGGTAGCAGTTGATTGTCAGGACGGTACCCAAAACACTGAGGGCGCAATTACTCCCTGGCTTCAACCGCAGCACTGAGGGGAAGGTCGCTACCACGTTGCCGCTCCCGTCGAGCCCCTGCGCAAGAAAGCTGTTGTTCTGGCAATGCGCCGCGCCAACTGCCATCCATAGCAGAATCGCCAGCACCGCCGCGCGCCAGAGCCACTCGCCGAGCCGCGCGCCGGCGCCGGTCGGCGAATTCGCCGCTGTTGGATCCGCTGGCTGCGCGGTCCCGGCGTCCACCATCGGCAATTCAACCTGCGGAACCAGATCTGCCTTTCGCCAGGCCGGGTGGGTCAGCGCCGCAAAGATCATGGCCGCTTCCCGCTCGGCTTCCTCGAGGTGCGCGAATCCGGGATCCCCGCGCAACAGCTCCAGCGCCGCGGCTGGAACCTCTACGCTGAGCTCGTGGCCCACGAGCCGGGCCAACTCAGGAAAACTATCGACCTTCACGCGCTCACTGGGCATACCCTACCGGCCTCCCCACCGCGTGCTCATCCTGGAAGAACGTGCTGGTAGTGATCGGCTGAATGTAGCCGACCACCTGCCCCTGCGCGAACGGCGCCCCGCGCGACTCAAAGGCGTACTCGCGCCCCACTGCCACCCGGCGCGGTCCCACCGTGGCGCCCGCCGCCGTCACTTTCCAGACGTTGTAAGGCGTCGTCGGCCAGTTGGCGACGCTCGGATCTTCGCCCACGACGATGAGGGTGGTGAAACTCGCGGCCGTGATCGGCGTAGGCGCCGCCGGCGCTTGGGTGGCCGTAAAGGTTCCGACGTACAAGGCGCGCCCTCCTACGGTTCAATTCGACAGCAGAGTGCTACGGTAGCAACTCCGCGTCCACCACCACGGTGGCGCTCGATCCCGTCGCCATCGTCAGTTGGACCGCCCAACTTCCCGGCAGCTCCACGCCCGCCGCGCCCTTCAGGCACCCGTTGGCTGACAGCCCTGATGCCGGCAGCCATGCCCCAGGATAGAAGTCGAACATGAACGTGCCCGCCGTCGAAAGCAACGCGGCGCCCGTGAATCCCACCAGGGGCACCGGCGTGATGGCGCCGGGAGGCACCGCGCATAGGTGCAGCAGATCGTTGCCGCTCGCAGTACCCACCGAAGAGAGCGTGACGTACAGCCGGATGCCGCGCCCATAGAGCGCCTGCTCGGTTTTCGACGTGAGTGTCTGGCCGGTCGTCATCGCCGTGGACGGGATGATGTTCCGGCGAAGACTCTTGACCTGGTGCATGGCTTACCCCTACGCCGTTACCGGCGTCGAGAACCCGAAGGTGGCCGCGGCCGTCGAATATCCGCAGGCGAGCACCTTATTGTAGTTCGTGCCCCAGCCGTTGGCGCCATACAAGCTCGTCTTGGGGCCGCGTAACAATACCAGTCCGCCGTGGTCGGTCGCAACCACGAACGCCCCCGCGGTCGAGGCAGTCAGAGTCGTCCCGGTGTTGATGAACTCGCAGTCCTCGAACTCGTTCCAGCAGACCCCCGACCCGGTGGGTGCGCGCAGGAACACGTGATTGGTCGCGTGATTGGCCTGCATGACGATCGAGCAGCGCCGGAAGAGATTCTCCTGCGCCAACGTGGCGAACAATATCTGCGAATTAGCGTATGCGCCGATGGAATTCGTCAAGCTCCCAATTACGCAGTCTTCGAACTCGTTTTCGATCGCGCCCGTGAGCTTCAGCGAATACGCCCCGAGGATGTCGTTCTCCGCAGCCGCCCCGTTCATGCCCGCAATGTGGCAGCGCTGGAACCGGTTCATCCGGCCGGTGACCTCCACCGCGCCCAGTGGCAGCGCGCTTCCGTCCAACCCGCCCCAGAATTGCATTCCCCGGACGATGCAGCCATTCCCCGAAACCTTGAAGAGGCCGGTGGCCGCCGCATACGTCGAGAGGAACCCCACCCGGCATCGCGGAGACATGCGGGTGCCCGCGCCCTCTCCCACCAGGTGCAGCAGGTCCTTGCCCCAAGTCAGCAGAGCGCTCTGATAGTCCGTGCACAGCGACGCCGCGTTGCCTTCGCCGATGAAGTGCACGATATCGTTCTTGCCGGACGCCGCCACCGCGTACGCCCGCGCCAGCGTCTTGAACGCATTCCGCGGCGATCTCCCGCTGTTGTCGTCCAGGCCGTACTTCGGCCGCACGAAATAGTGCGTCCCGCCCAATGGCAGATCCTGCGCTCCGATGAAGGCGTTCGCCTGCACCACGTCGAAATTCGTCACACCCATCTCATCCTCCTGGGACCCCGGAGCTTGGCTCCGGAGCACAGCGGCCAAACCACTGCCCCTCTATTTAGCTCGACGGCACTCCGTACACGCCGAAGAAGCCGTTGTAGCCCACGGCGAACCGCATCCACCCCGCCGTCTTCAGCGTCCGCGTATCGAAATCGACATCGTGGACGGTGTTGAAGGCTTCCTGTTCGTAGAACCGCAACTCGGTCATCGACACTTCGCTCTCGATGAACCAGGCGTGCATGTCGGTCAGGTAGTCCCACAGCGCCCAGCTATCGAAGGAAGGCAGCCCGCTCCTGCGCCGGAAGGGATTGATGTTCCGGTTGGCCGTGCCGGGCTCGTCCGAGCCTCCTAACATCGTGGCGCCCACGAATTCCAGGCCGCTCGGGAAGATCGCCTGCTTGGGCGGAATGCGCTTTTTCTTGCCGGTGTGATCCACCGTCTGGCGCATATCGGTGAGCGCCAGGCCGATGGAGGTCATATCGGGATCGCTGGCCGCCGCCGCGCGGTTGGTTTGCGTGCCGCCCGCCGGACCCACCAGCGGGTGGGCCGTCGAGAACAGCGATACGCCGTCCGGGCCCGTGTCGCTGAAGCCGCTGTTGAACACGCTGGCCGCCACCACTTCGCGCGATTCCAGGGCGCTCTCGCCCAGCTCGCTCGCGAACTTGGCGACCACCCCATGCCGGTCGTCGTCGCGCGCCAGCCGCGACACCTTGAACCCGAGGCCGTACTGCGCCGTCAGATAGGTCTTGCGGAACGCCGGGTACGGCTGGCTGTAAGGCACCGGCGCGTTTTCCGGCACCACCACCATCTGACCGAAGCCGGTCATTTCCGTGGTCTGCTCGATGCCGCGATTGGTCGAGCGCATCCGGAAGAAGTTCGGGAACTGTGGCGGCCACCGCTTGTAGCGGTCCTGCACGATTTCGTCCAGCGCCGGCAGCATCGACGCCAGGTAAAGGTCAGGAATACTCTGTCTGATAACCATGTTTGCCCCTTAGACTCCCGCCGACCCCTGCGCCTTGGCGTGCCGGATGATGAGAACCTCGATCACCGCGTACGCGCCCTCGACATTGCCCACGCGATTGTGGAGCCGCAGCACGCGCGTGTCGGAGTTGGCGTAGGTGGTCTGCAGCGCGCCCGAGTTGAAACTCATGGTGCTCTTCAGAGTGACCGCGTTCCCCGTGCCCGTCACAAAGAGAGCGTTTTTGCCGGCTACCGCGGCCTGGGTCAGTGCGTCAGCTCCGTTGCCCTGTCCGATGAACACCGTATCGGGGGTGTCGAACACCCAGTGATCGGTGATCGTGGCCGGCGCGCCGTAGTTGATCGCGCTACCGAGCCACAGCGTGGTGCCGGGAGTCCCGTTCTGCAAGCTCGTGCAGCCGGGAATCGGCAGACCCGCATCCGGAGCCGCCGCGCTGACCGCCGACTTCGAGACGATATCGCCTACGAAGATCGCCTGGGTGTGCGCGACGACCTTGCAGTATTGCCCCGCCGCAAGCGGTCCGCCCCCATCGCGCCCGATTGCCCGAAATCCGAAGAGTAAATTGGTGTTGGCCAAACTCGCCCCCTCCTAAAACGCTATTCGCCACTTCCCGCGATTCGCGCTCAAGGCGAAAGCATCGGTGTGTGGCCCTTCGAGGACGATGAGCCGGCCGTCTACGATCTGCCCGGCTGGGAAATGTTCGGACGTAGGGGCCGGGCACGCCCGGCCCCCGCCGCTCAGATCTCCTGCCGCCCGATCTCCAGGCCCACGCCGCGCGTCTGCCCCAAATACCCATCCCGATCGTCGCCGCCCACGCCCGCCCTGGCTGTGACCTGTTCGCCCGGCTGTAGCGCCGAGACTCCCTGCGCCTGTTCGCCACCTTCGCCGTAGGATTGCGCCACGCTGGCCAGCTTCTCGCGATTCTCTTCCGCCAGCCGCAGCCGCCGCCGCTCCACCACTTCGCGCCGGACCTCGCCGAGCATCAGTGTGCCGCAGCGCACGATGTCGCCGTTCTCCCGGACCGGGGTGTAGCCCCGCCATCCCATCCGGTCCACGCAAAGCTGGGTAAAGAAGCGGTACATCATCCCCGGCCGCTCGTAGCGGCGAACGGTCTCCGCCAGAACCGCGGAGCCTCGAATCTCCGGATCGAGTTCGTCCGAGGCGTCGATCTCCACGGTCTTGTACGGGATCTTCAGCACGCGGTCGCGGAATGCCGCCGCCACTTGCTCCCGTCCGAACCTGTTGATCGCCACGGTCAGCGACTTCGCCATCAGCGGATCCGGCATGGCCGCCGCGCCCTTGGCGATGATCGCCTCGGCGTACAATCCCGCCAGGTCCTCGCGCCCGTGCCGGTCCAGCATGTCGCGGAACGCCGGCGAGTTATCCACCAGCGGGTCGGGTCCCCAGATGATCTTCGTTATAGTGGCCTGGTCGCCGTAGCCGAACGCTTTCTTGTCGAATTCGTCCATGAACTCGGCCGCCGTCTCCGGCTCTCTCGGCTGCAACGCGAGTCCCAGGTCCGGCAATTCCGGCCGGTTAGCTTCCAAACGCACGGCGCGCTCGCGCAGCAATTGCCGATTATGCGCCTCCGTCTCGTCTCCCGGCTTGGCTGCCGCTGGTCTCTTGATCGTCTTCTGACTCACCGTCTCCTCCTATCGAGGTTCACGCCCAAACTCGTGTTCACCCCCGCCTTGGCACGCGCAATGTATCGCTCTCGCGCCTTCTCGATGGGAATCTCCAGGGCGTCCGCGAGATTCTTGCACGCCGCCTCTTCGTCGGCGTCGAGCGTGTCGTCCTCTTCCGCCGCCTGGGGCGTGCGTCCGCCGCGATCTCCGGCCTGCGCGTTGGCCCGCGCCCGCCGGTCGGCCTCGCGCTCGGCCTTCTCGTCCGCCGTGCGCTGCGCCTTGGTCTTGATGGTGCCGGCCTGGATGCCGTCCATCTCGGTCATCTGCGCCGCCAGGCGCATGGCCGTGGCTTCCGGCACGCCTTCCTTCTTCAACTCTCCGTAGTGCCCCGCCGTGGTCTGAAAGAACTCCGACTTCTTGTCTCCCAGTTCGGGATACTGGGTGAGAAGCTGCTGCTCGGTGGTGAGTTGCGCCGCGCGCGTGTTCACCAGGCTCTCGACCTGGTCGCGCGTCGCGAGTCCCTGTTTCTTCAGGTACGCCGTCAGTCCCTTGGTGCCTTGCGTCGTGATGAGTTCGAGCAGGTCGACTTCCGCGTCGGGCTCTTCTTTCGGCTTCGGCGGATCGACTGTAGCGCCGCCCCTGGCCTTCTCATACCAGAACTGCGCGTTGCGCTGATGCTCGGTGTTGGTCGTCTTGAGGGTAGTCGTCTCGCCTTCGAGCGCCGCTATCCTGGCTTTTAATGCCGCCACGTCTTCGGCAGGCGCGGCGACTGGCGGCGCGGCGCCACTCGGCGTAGCCGCCGATACAACCGTTGCTGGTGTTGATGGACTCATAGCTTCAAAGTGTTCCTTCCGAACTCAGTTCCCTGATATAAATCCGCCCGCTTGGGCACGTACTTTGCCGCGCAGACCGGACACAGCATCTGGTAGATGCCGTCTTTCTGCACGACGAAAACGCGCACGGCCATTTCGATAGCCGGAGACTCGGCCTGCATGGTTTCCCACGTCCTCCCGCACTCCTGGCACCCGCGCGGCACGGCCCCGCCCAGGAACTCCAGCGCGCGAAAGTGCCACTCCAGGCAGTAGTCGCAAATCGTCTGGCCGCCGCTGCCGATCTTGTGGACGCGCGACGGCGCAAGCTGCCGGGAGCAGAAGTGACAACCCACCGCGATGAGAACGCCCGTCATTTAGAGTTCCCAGTCCATCAGCTCGTGAAGCGGGAATCGCCGAGCCTCATCCAACTTGCCATGCTCAGGTAGGTCCGCGCCCTCCAGATAGAACGTCACACAGGCCATGCTCCGATCGTGTTTGGCACCGGTGACCCTGATGCCGGCTCGCAGGTGCAAAACGCTCGCCAGCGCCTCGGTCGAGATTCGCACCGCCGCTCGCTTCACGCCGCGCTCCTCATCTCCCGCGTCGGCGGACTGAAGTAATCGCTCAGGGGAAACAGCGCGTACGGCTCCAGCTCGGCGAACACGCGCCCGAGCCTCTGCTCGATCTTGTACACCTCGTGAAAGAACGTGCCGCGATCCATCCGCAACCGCTGGCAGCAGAGTTTCCATTCCGCTCCGAGCACAAAGTGCAGCCGAAACAGCCGGTGGCTATTATCGTCCAGCACGCGCCGGCTCACCAGGCAGAAGTCCGCCCGGTACTCCTCCCGCTTGCGCGAATAGAACCGCCGGCCGTCCGTACCGCAGACCCACTCCAGAGACACCACGCTGATGCGGTCCCCTTGAACGGAGAATTCGCGGAACCGGTTGTAACAGGCGCGGAAAGCCGAGCGAAACACGCATCCGCAGGGAACCTCCGCGCCATGCCGGGAAAGCCGTATCCCGAAGCCATGACACTGCCGGCATCCGACTCGCGCCAGACCGATCGAGTTCTCGCGCGTCCATTCCATCGCCATGGCTGCACTCGCGCCCACGGTTCACGCCGCCGGCGCGGGCGCCTCGGGAGCGGCAAAGAACTTGCGCAGCGCCAGCGCGAGCTCGCCGCGCACCGTCATACCCGGCGCGCCGTGGAGCCATAGGCGTGCCTGGAGCTTGCGCGTCAGCAGCGTCTTAGTGAAGTCGATGCGCGAGATTCGGCCTGTCGCCAGCACGGTGTTGCCGATTTCGATGAAGTTGGGCATCATATGATGGCCTATTCGCCCCTTGCCTGCTTTCCCGCACGCATTTCCGCGAGAATCTGCTCGGGCAGTGCAAGCACGCTGGCCAGCGCAGCCTGCGCTCCCTGCGCACGGCGGAACTCAATGTCGGTATCTTCCCGCGCGCACCGCGCTACCGCACGCGCCTGTTCGACCCCGATCCGCAGCCATATTCTCCGGAACGCTTCGCTCTCGATCGTCTTTTTGAATAAGTCGATTTGCAGAGTGTCGAAGCGCGCCGGCTTCGCCCGGTTACTGCTCATGCATCACCTCCGAATGCCCGCTGTACAGGTTCGGCCCCGTCGCCGCCGGGTTCCCCGCCGGCTCATGTGGCGGATTGCCAAACAGGCCGTTCGGAAACGTCAGGGGTTTCCCAGACTGCGCAAGCTGCGCCGCAGCCTGCACCGCCTGCTCGACAACGGCCTGTTGGAGCTTTTTCTGCTGCAATTGAATCAGGTGATCGTGGTAGTGAATCACCAGGTTGCGCATGGCGTCGGGATCGCCCGTCGCTCCGCCCGGCTGCGCTTCCGCCCGCTGGAGGTCCTTCATGTGCCGCGTCATGTGCAGCACGTCGTTATCCTGCGGGTTGACCTGCACCTCTTCGCCGTGCAGCATCCGCACCCACTCTTCCTTGGGGTCCGCCGGCAGGTCCGGCTGCGGCGGCTGCGGCACCAAGTCCGCGAAATTCGGATCGCCCAGCGCATCGTGCGCGTCCTTGGTCACTTCCCAGAGCGCGCGCAGGTTCTGCACGATCAGCGGATTCTGTAGGTCCAACTGGTAGCGCGCGAGCTTCTGTTGTTTCTTGGCTTCCCGCGAGTAGACCGAGTTCGCGAACTGGAGCTTGAAGTCGTACCGCCCGTCGCGATCCTCCAGCGTGAGTATCGACCCGCCGTTGTTACACTCGAACAGCCCGTCCGCGTCTTCCTCGGTCACTCGAAAGAACGTCTGGTCGCTCGCGAACATGTACTCCAGGTCCCAGAAGTGACTCAGCACTTCCGACATATCCGCCGCCAGCACTTTGCTGTCGAGCGAAATGCGCACGTTCCCCTCTTCAAGCAGCGCCACGGTCTGCATCCCAGTGCGCGGCGCGTTCGGCCGGTCGCTCTGCCGCCCCATCTGTAAGTCGCCCTGCCCGGTGAGCTTCTCGCCGTAGGCCAGCACGCACTGCTCTTTCCACTGCGCGATGTCCATGTTCGCGCCGATCTTGAGCTGCACGGCGTCCGTGGCCGGGTTATCGGTTGGAATCCACAGTCCCGGCTCCATTCTGAAAGTCTCGGCATTCATGCCGGACGCTGGACGGTACAGAGTCGGCGGGCTAATAGCGAGCTGCCCCGCTTCCGTCGCCTGGTTATGATTCGTCCGCAGCTCGTCTTCGAGGTCGATCAGCAGCTCGGCCATCCCTGCCGACCAGTAGCGCCCGTCCTTGAACATCGAGGACTCGACGAAAGGCCGGCGCCGCTTCTTGGTCGGGTAAAGCTCTTGCAGGTCCTGGACGCCGATCACCAGGTTCAAATCCAGGATGTAGCGCACCACGAACTCGCGCTGCCGGATCTCGCGCTTCTTGGTGTCCCACTCGCTTGCGTCGGGCATTCCTCCGCGCGGCCCTTTCTTCAACGGCCGCCAGCGCCCGTACCACTCCAGAACCATGACCCACTCGCCAGACGAGAGTGGCCGCTGGTATTGCAGTCCCTCCGCTTCGTCCTTTTCGAGCTTGATCTCCTCGCCTTCCCACGCTCGTTGCATTCCGCGCTGCGCCAGGTTGAGGATCTGCTCCCAGTTCCCGGTGATGCCCTGGTACCGCCCTTCCTCTTCGCCCTTCAGCAGATCGTCGGGCCGCACGCGGTAGCGCCGGATCACGAAGCTGAAATCGTGGATGGAGTCTACTTCCTCGACGGGCACGATGATGTCATCGGGCCACTGCGGGTCGAAACCGGGTCCCTCGTAATCGACGATTTCCCGCGCTTCGTCGGTCTTCGGGTCGATCACCTCGAACGTGTCGCGCTTCCACGGCGAGTACGCTATCGACCGGCCGAAGATCAACTTGCGCACGACGAAGACACAGAACTTGTTCAGCAGTTTCATGCTGTTGAACACGCGCCAGGTCATGTACTTCGAGATCTTCCGGTCGCGCTTGTACTCGCTCGCGCCCACCGGCACGGCCACGATCTCCGCGTCGTCGCCGAAGAGCGCGTCCATTTCCTTGGCCCACTTCGTGAGAATGTTCCACCGGATGTAGGGCACCGGAACATTCGACGCGTCCTCTTCGCCCTGCGCCGGCGTGTCCACGCTGCCCAGCCACCGCCGCAAGTACTCGCGCCACTTATTGATGCGCCGGTTATGGTCCGAGATCGACGCGCGGTAGTCCATCAGCACCCGGTTGCCGATGCGCTCCCGTTCCGCCTGCGGCCACTTCAGTTGATAGTCTTGTTGGGTCATCTGCTCACCACTCGGATGTGTGCCACTTCAATGCGGTCGATGTCCTCCCAGCCACAGTCCTGTAGCGCTCGGTAGAAATCGGCCAGCCACACTCGGGCATGATCGCGGAGGTGTGCCCCGTCGATGCCTAACGCCGGGCAATAGCTCTCCATCAGTGCTTCCATCCCTTCGCGTTCTTCGCGAACTGCGCCTCGCTGCGCAGCTCCTCAGACTTGCTGTGGAGCGCCGCCGCCAGCTTCCCCGCCGGGATCTTCTCGCCCTGCGCCACGCCCAGCGCGCGGTGCAGCTTCCCCTTATGACTCGCTTTGATGTGGATCGCCATCAGAGATCTCCTTTGAGCGCCGCACAGTACAGCCGCGTCAACTCGGCCCCGCAGAACGCCACCAGCCGCGCGTCCGTGAGTTGCACGGCCAGAGTGAACTCGGCTACCGCGTTGTTGAAGTCGTGCACCAGGGCGCGCTCGCGGTCCCACCGCGGGCTGGGCCTCAGCTTCGCTCTCGCCGTCGCGGTGCTATCGCAATCGAACACGCTGCCCTCTGCTACTCGATTCGACAGGCTGCCCGTACTTCGTCACCTGGGGCCGCGCCTGCATCCCGATGGCCGGCGCCGGCCGCGGCATCCGCGTAATCACGATCACCGCCATGGCCAGCGCCATTACCGTGTCGTCATGGCAGCCTTTCTGCGCTTCGGCCTTGCCGCGCGCGTTGATACAGAAGTTCAGCAGCTCTTGTTGCGTCGTCGAATCGTGAACGAAGATAGCGCCCAGCCGGATCGCCTCGTCCAGCGCGCTCAGCAATTGCTCGCGCGAGATCCCCCCCGTCTCCCAGCCGATCTTGTCGGAGCGCACTTGCGGGTCCTGGTCCGGGGTCATGGGCCGGTGGTAGATCAGGCTTGCCGGGTAGCCCGCGTTCAGCAGGGCTTCGAGCGACCCGATGCCGGCGCCCGTGCGCTCCAGGCACACCTGCGCATTGTTGTACCAGCGCAGCAGCACATTGCAGTAACGTCCAAACTCGCCCGGCATCAGCCTGGCGCGCAGCACCGCGCACTGCTCGTTATTATCCCGGTCGAGGATGTGACACACCGCCCAGTCCGGATCGGACTCTCCCACTCCCTCCGCCGCATCCGCCCCGCCGGACGGGTCTGCCCCCGCCGCGTAACACCGCCCCTTCTCGGGCAGCCGGTAGATGCGCAGCGCGCCGTATTCCCCCGGGAGGAAGATGATACGCTTTTCCGGGCCAACCTCTTCGGTGCTCAGCTCGCCCACCATCGGTTGCCGCTGAATCGGCATCCGCTGAATGTGCGGGATACTGAAGCGGTTCCGGCTGCCGGCCGTGAACGCTTCCTCCGGTGTGGCCGGGTGCTCCCGCCGAAAGCGCTGCACGTCGCCGTTGAAATCGTTCTGAATGGTCCAACGCCGCCAAGCAAGTTGCTCCAGGAAGAGACCATGGCGCCCCATCAAATCGCGCTCTTCGGGCGTAAGCGACGCCTGGAACCGGTCGGCGGGGATCACCAGGGCCATGCGGTTACCTGGATGCTCGAAGCACCCCAGGAAGATCGGTTCCCACTCGGACTCGACGGCTGAATCTATCGCCGTCTGCCACGTCTTATGAAACTCGTCGCCGATGGCCTTCGCCGTGCCCTCGATGATGGCGCACGTATCCGCCGTCTTCGGCACCGCCGACATGATGGCCGCGCGCGTGGCGGCCGAGTCCGCGTAGTACGGGTACTCCGAGAAGTGGACGTTCGTAATCCGAAACGAACGCCCGAAATCGACGTTCCCCGCGGTGTGGACTTGAATAAAGGAGCTCTCGGGATCGCCCGAGTACTCGAAATAGATCCGGTCGGTGAGAGGCCGCGACGGAGGCAGTTTGATCGCGCCGCCGAAGGGCTTGTACTTCTTGTAGAACCTTTCGTAGATCGAGAAGATCGTCTCGGCCGACTTCGCTTCGTGGGCCAGCACGATGGTGTGCACGCCCGCCTGAAATGCCGTGTCGTGAAAGAAATGCGCGGCGGTCCCAGTGGTGGCCCGGATGCGCCTGCTCTTCAAGTAGATGATGCGGACGGGCCGGCCGGCGAGCCGCTGCTTGCGGATCGCTTCGTGCAAGCGAATCTGCCCCGGCGAGTAGGCCTGGTCGTCCGGCTCCGCGAACGCCATGGGGATGAGCTTCCGCCCCTCCGTCTCGACGATCAACGACTCGCGGCAGAAGCGCGCATGATCCTGGAAGCCCGAGTAGATTTCTTCGGGTCTCATGGACGGTAGAGCAGCAGAGCGAGCGGCCCCGCGTTCACCGCCCAGATGCGGTTCTCTTTCTGCCCGTGGAGCGGCACGCTAAACCCGAGCAGCAGCCCGTTGACCAGGCACACCTCGACGATCCACCCGCGCACGCGCCACTGGTGAATCACGCCGCCCGTCTCCCCTGCACGATGGCCGCGACCTTCTCGCGCCCGGCCGCGAGCTTGGCCCGGGCCCACGCCGCGCTGTGCCCCATCCCAGCCGCCGCGACTTCTAGCCGCGCTCCGCTCAGCACCTCGGCGATCACCGCCCGCTCGTCGTCCGGCAGCCCCAGAATCGCGCGCGCCGCCAGTCGCCGCCGCTCGCGCATCGCCGCGATCGCGTCCGGTAGCGGCCCGGGATCAACCAGAGCGCTGAGGATCGCCGCAACCGCGCCGTGGCTGCCTCCGGACCGTGGCGCGTGCTTGCTCCCGTTCGCGCGGTCTGCGGCCACCTCGCTCTCCGCGCCGTCGATGGACTCGTGCTGCATGTCGCGGTAGGCGTTGCGCCGGTAGCGCTCCAGAATCGCCCCGCGCACCCGCCAGTAGGCGAACCGCGGAAACTCGCCGTGCGAGGGATCGTACCTTCGCGCCGCTTCCACCAGCCCGATGTGCGCGCAGGAGATCATGTCCTCCACGTCGATCCGGCACGAATACCCGCCCTGCCCCGCGCGCGTGAACGTCCGCCAGACCTGGCGCGCGATCTTCTCGGCCAGTGGCAGGTGCTCGGTGACGAGCTGGTCGACGCGCTCCTGCCAGCGCGCCTCCGTCTGCGGCCGTAGATGCCCGCCCCTGCGCACCTGGCGCGTGTATTCGGCCCACAGCCGGACGGTCAGACGAATAACCGACATCACGCCTGCCTGCGGAATGAGCCGTCGAACGCGACCGTGTATTCGCGGCCTCCGCTCATCGTGATTACCTCGCCCGGCCTTCCGGTGTGCAGTTTGCCGCGCGCTCTCTCCGCACGTCGGCGCACGGCCGACTTACTCTTGCCCCGGCCCCACTCGGCATCTTTCTTGAGCCGATCCAGGTCAATCGGCTTCGGCTGATCCAGTTGTCTGCCCATGCGTCTCCTTTCGCGATCTGAACAAGACGACAAACTCTTCCCACGTCACCAGCCCGTCGCGCTCGGCTGCTGCCGTCCCCTTGCCCTGCGCCAGCGACATCAGCTCGCCGTAGCGCTCGACGGCGCGGAGCTGCACCACGCGATCGGCGCCATCCGTCTTCCGCGCCGTGAACGCCCGCTCGACGGCTTTGATTGCCTTGCCCGCCATCTTGGTGAGTAGCTTCTGGTGGGGCCGCAACGCCTCGGCGATCAAGAACTGTGTCTCCGGCTCGGCTTCCAGCCGCTGCACGTGGCGCTTCGAGCACCCCGCGGCCTGGGCCGCCGCGCCCAGCGGCTTGCCCGCGACCAGCGCGCCCGCGACCTTACGCCGCTTGGCGGCCTTCTCGGCTTTGGTTCCGCTCGGCATGGTATTCGAACTCCCCTCGGCAGAGGGCACAGGGGCACGGCCGGGGCGGTTTAACCGCCGCTTTCGGGCACCATTGCGCGTGCTCGCCGCGCCCGAACACGCACCGCTCACAGCAATACTCGGGGTTCGGCTGGTACGGTCGCGACGCGATCTCCGCCACGGCTACGCCGCCTTTCCCGGCGGCGCCAGTGCCACGACCGTGATGATGCGCGTGCCCGTGCGCGCCTCGCTTACGAATCCCGCCTGGCGGTCCTTAGGCACCCACTTGTCGAGCAGCGTCAGTGGAATGGTCACCGCGGCGATCAGCGCTTCAATTCCTAGCACTTTCCGCAGCAGCGCCCACGCCTTCGCCTTGTCAGTCAGCGTGCGCTCGTTCTTGCGTGGGCTGAGCTGCAACTGGTACAGCTTGCCTTGCAGCAGCGCCGGAAGGTCGGCGGGATGCTCCTTCACGGCCTCCTCGATTTTCGCCCTGAGTGCTTTGTGCCGCGCCGCCTTGGGGGCGAACGCGTGAATCTGCCGGTCCAGGTCGCCGTACTCGTCGGCCATCTCCGGGACGGACAGAGGTCCGGGTACCTCTCTGAGTGCAGACACCTTGAAACGAGAATGGGCCAGCGCCGCGCGCCTTTCTATAGTAATAATTCCGATTTCTGGACCTGCGTCCAGCTTTCGGACAAACCCATCGTTTTCTGGAAAAATTCCCGCCCAGTCGGGCTATACTGAAGGCAAGATGAATGCGCGGGAGCAGAACTACCCGCATAACGGCAAGGTGCGATTTAACCGCCGCGAGCGTGATCTCGGTGAGTTGCTCGCGGCAGCCATGCGGCCCAAGCTCATCGCCGACCACCTCGAGATCGCTCCGTCCACCTGTCACGAGCGCATCGAGGCGATGTGCCTCAAGGCCAAAGTCGCCGACAGAGGCGAGCTTATGCTCTACATCTACCAGAATCCCGGGTGCCTCGACGCCGGCGCCGCCAACGAACCGGGACTCCACGCCGGGAGTTGCGGCTGCGGTGCGCCAGGCTGTCTCGGCAGGATCAATGAGCGGCTGAGAACAGGCTGACGTCGTCGTCGCGGATCTTTCCGACGACGACGACGGATTGCATCAATTCATCCACCGAACCCCCGCCCTTTCCGCCTTGCCCCCTTTCAAAGGTTTAAGACTTTCAATACGCTAAGTCCCGATCACTACTTCAGGCGGTCTCGGGATCACTACCCCTGTGGTATCCGGGTCACTACATCAAAATAAAGCTTGCATTCCAGCCCGCATCCGGCGTACTCTCCAAAGTGGAATGACCCGAGCCGATCTGAAGCAAGCCCGCAAGATTCTGGCCTCTCAAGGCGGCAGGGCAGCACTGAAGAAACGCCGCGAGACTATGACTCTCGAGGAGCGGTCCGAGCGCGCTCGCCGCGCCGCTAACGCCCGCTGGCACCCCAAAACAACCGCCGCCGCATGACCCTACAGCCCCACCATCGCGCTGGCGTTGGCCCGGAACGGGTCGCGGGAACGCGCGTAGATCCGCAAGGTATCGAGCGACGCGTGCCCCGTCTGCCGCGCGATGGCGATCTCGTTCACCCCCCGCTCCAGGGCCTCGGTCACGAACCCAGCCCGCAGCGAGCGCGCCGAATACCGATGCCGGTCGAGATCGATAGCCTCCACGCATTCCTGCACGATCTGCCCGATGCGGTTGGGCAGGATCGCCTTGTTATCGACGCGCCCGTTCAGTACGCGCGAAAACAGCGGTCCGGCCTGGTCGCCCCTCCACTTCAGCCAGCGCCGCATGGCGCGCACCGGATCGGTGAACCGGTTCTTCCCCGCGGCGACGGCGATGACTCTGCCTTTCCCCTTCCGATCCTGTTTCTCGTTGCGCACCCGCACGATGATCCCCCCGCTCCCGATAGTGAGGTCCTCGCGCCGCATGCCCGCCAGGTTCGAGCGTCGGAGCGCGGTCGCGAAGCCAAAGACCAGCAGCGCCGCATTGCGCGCCTGGATGGGACCATCGCACCCGATCTTCTTCACCATGCGGCGAATCTCGGCCGATCCGATGGGTTGCTTGCGGAGCGGGACCTGGCAGAGCGTTCGCCGAGCGCCTGCCAGCAGCAACCGCAGTCCCGCTCCGCAGGGGCTTTCATAGCCGGCGGCCCGGTGGTGATGCTGGATGGCGATGGCGTGCCGCTCCACGGTCGTTACACGCCGCCCCAGCCCTATCAGGTCAGTGACGTAGATCTCGACCGTATCGCTGGAAGCTGGCAGCGACTGCCGGCCGGCCGCCTGGCACCACGCCGCGAACACGCGCCAGTCCGCCTCGTAGGAAAGCACAGTTCGCGGCGCCAGCTCGGCGTGCTGAAACCGCCGGCGTTGGGCTTCCACCAGGTCGAGGGCAGGGGCTTCGAAGCGGGCGTGAGCATGTCGGGGCGAGGGCACTACCCCGAGAATCGGCAGTTCTCCGGCAATCCTGTATGTGTGGAAAGTCGGGATTATGCCACAATGTAAGCGTAGCGTCTCATGTCAAACCCAAGCAC